TTTAGCAGGCAATAACTTTTTAACTTCACTTGCCTCAGCATGACCCGAATCTCCGCACGGATCTATCCATGTAATTCTATATAAGTAATATCTCTTACCACCAACAATAGCATGTTTATATTTACTTTTTTTTCGTCTCAACATTAACTTTACCTAAATTCATTTTAAGATCCTTGTTATGGACCTCATTAAACACAGTTATGAAGGATTGCCAATTAAAACTACTTATGTAATTTTTTTGTCTCTGGCTCAATTTCGATCGTTTTGGCGTTGAAGCCATCGATCTTATTTGATAATTCCTTGAGTTTCTTTTCAAGTTCTCCACGTGACATACCCTCCAGTCCTGATACTTTTACTTCTTTTTTATCTACATATAAACCAGCTAATTGTCCTGATCTAAATTCAGCATTGATAGCTGATGCAAATTGTTTTTCAGTATAAGCAGCGTCAGCGTATTTTTCTAATCTTTTGTATCTTCGCAGTCTGTCTTTTTCATACTTGGCCTTCGCTTTCTCAAGCTCTTGATCCATGTATTTAACTACGTGTGGGTTATGTCTTCTTAAAGTTAATCTACTTCCTATGTCGGAAAAATTTTTATCGTTCTTGGCATCATAGCCAGCTCTCTTACAAGCTTCGGCTTTTGTAATCTCGCCCCAGTTCGCTACAAGTATATCAACAAACTTTCTTTGCTTTGGAGTCAGATCATCTATAGTCCTTAGTGCTTTAGCTTTAAGAGCCATAAGTGAAACCACCTCTTTTATAAGTTAAACCACCTTTAGATTTTTTTTGTACTGGCATTCCTCGGATAGCTGTTTTCTGTTTTGGGTTTAATCTACCAGCAACCCTTGGCTTTACCAATGTGTTGGCTTGGGCTCTTCTGTACTCTGGACTTACTATTCTATCAAAATATTTACTGCTGTGTAACATTTTCATTTCGTGTTTATAGAATTTTTTTTGTCTTGCCTTAGCTTTAGCAGCATATACAGGATCGCCTTCTTTTCGCTTTCTTGCTTGATATCTTTGTTTTAATTTTCTGTTATATTCTTTTCTGTTTGATACTCTTTCAACAAATTTTTTAAGTGCCTTTTTACCGCCTTCTTTAATAGCTTTAAGGGCCTTACTTTTAGAATGGGTTGAAAGTAATTTTCCACCTTTTGTAATTATTTGAAAAACCACTAGTTATCCCTCTTCCCTCTAATCATTCTCTCACCCTTGGCTAAATAAGCTTTGCCTTGTTCACCAACTTTTTTCTGGTATTTACCAATGCCTCTCGCACCTCTGAGTAAAGCTGCTTTTATAGGTCTTGGTATATCCACACCAACTTTAGTATTTTTAGCAACCCTCATAGCTCTTCCAATTATTTCAGCTTTCTGGTTTTTAATATCTAATCTCTTCAGACCCTTTAAATAATCAGATCTCTGTTTTGATGTAATCTTACCAGCCGTACTAACACCTTTGCTGTAAAGTTTATCAACTCTTTTTATCAGGGCGCTTTTAAGACCCTTATATAAATCAGATTTTATAAACGATTTTAAAGCTCTACCACCCGGTCCTCTTATCAATCCTCCTGACAAATATTTACCACTTTTCATTTTTTTCTCCTTATTCCTTTTTTATATGCTTTTCTTATACTTAGCTTATCCAAACCAATCAAGTCTTTCACCGCATCTTGAAATCTTGCTGTAGATGTTTGTCCATAACCACCACCTATATCAAGCATTGTTTTAGCGCTTAATCTGTTATTAGATATTGAATAAGTTCTGCCACTTAAAGTGCTTTTCTGTAGTGATTGTTTCTTAATTGGAACAGGGCCTTTTGTACTAGCTGATCCTGCTTTGATATTATATTTATCTACGGACTTAACGGACTGTCTAGCCTTTTTACGGCTCGCAGCTCTCCTAAGCTTTCTCTCAGCTACTGAAAGGGCTTTTCTACCCAATTTAGTCTTTGATAGTAATTGTATACCTTTAATAACTATTGTCATAATTTAATTCGGGATGGGTGTTATCAGGATCTATTTGTCCCAAGTTTTGCCACCCATCGCATTTTCTATTATATAGATTATTTTAACCCACGACTAGCTATACCAAGTCAACATTTTTACACTACGCAAGGAAGTATTGATATTGTGGTGTATCCAGATACACCATAGATACACCATCAGATACACCATAAAATCGTCTATAAGTGTTGGTATATAACAATAATAATCATCAGATACACCAGATACACCACTTTTGACCTCTGATTAAAAAAAGTGCATAGGGGTCTAGATAATCTATATAGTAGAAAATTAGACCCCTACACATCTAGGTTGTATTATTGCATTATGCATTACCCCCTAATTACCTAATACCCGTTTTATTTTGGATTTCTAGTAGACTGTGGTATAATTCCCTTGTTATATAACATCTTTCTTGTTCATGGGGGCAAAGGGAGACTGATGCCCCCATTTTAGCTGTCCGTTGTCCGTTTTTCCTTGTACCTTATAGCTTAATCATTTAAAGTCTTTACAGACTGGAGGAACAATGACATAAGTGAAGTCGGTGGGGTTAGGTGCTCTCTCGAATTTTTTCCCCAAGATTAAATAAGTTTCACTTAATCTCACCACACTTACCATTATGAATTTTGACGATTTTACTTTTTTTGTTTTAGCCTCTTTATGTGTAATTACAATTTTTGCTTGGGCTTTTTTCGGATAATATTAGACCATCTCTTAATTAATTTATACCACTCTTTTTTATACTTAGGATCTTTAGTTCTTTCCCAGTTTACAGCAGCAATATTAATTTTATTTAAAGGGGACATAAAGTAAAAAGGCCCAGTATACAACAAGCCAAAGGTAAAGCGTTCTAGGCCAATTCAGCCTAAGTTTAGCACAAATCTCTTTTCTAATGCTCACTAAATGGCTCCTTATGATTGCATATATAACCAACAACCCTTTTCCCTTCATATACATGGTAGGATCTTCTGCTAAATAATGTTGTTTTTTTCTCTGTCATTTCCACATTCTTTTGATACCACGAATAACAGTTCTCGTAAATGATAATGTTATGAATATCTATTTTATTAGAGTTTACTAAGATTAGTAAACTAATGACGATTTCTTTCATTTCTTTTTCTTGTCCTTTATTTTAAGTTTATACCTAATGGTATCTATTCTTTCCTTAATAGATCTTCGCTCTTCCTTCGTATCGACCGATCTATATCGTTTATACTCGTTTTTATACTCGATCCAATAGCATTGAATTTCGGTAAAGACAATCACTTTATTCTCTAAACACCACCGGTATCTTTCATGAACATGGTCAGAATCTAGGTTAGCCAGATCACAAATATATTCAAAATCCTCGTTTTTATCCATAAACCACTCATGAGCTTCTTTTTTATTATAAGATTCGTTCTTACCGCCTAGCGTATACAAGCAATCTTCAAACGCTTGAATCACCACAGCTTGGTAAAGTCTGTGTTCGGAAGATGGTGGGGTTTTTAATATTTCTGTAGCAATATTAGTTCCCATAATCTTTAATAAGTTGTTTGAGTAACTCAAGATAAAAATTCTCCATTTTGATTTGTCGGAGATCTTTTGAGGCCTGATAATCTAAGAAAATTTCATTCATGAAATGGGTTCGTTCTATACCACTCATGTTTGCTACATCATGCATTCCTGCATCGCGTATATGATCAAATAAACTCATCAGCATAACCACCAGTTTCGGAAAGACAATGATATGGATATAGTAACTGGTGGCTACACATTCTTAACCAAAGACAATCCCAAGTTTTTTGCAACTTTTTTTCGTCCTTGTCGCCAAGCTCGTTCGGTTTTATCTAAAAACTGTAGACTAAAGTTCCCCATCCCAAAATCATTACCATTGTAAAGTTGATACATAATTGAAGTAAGTTCATCATAGGTTTTTTTATTAGGACTTATCATCACTAATTTTTCTAAACCTCGATCAAACACTTCGCTTAATGGTTTTCTCTTTACTTCTGCCAAAACAATCTCCTTTATTATTAATAAAAAAAGAATTTGCTCGCTATTCGGTAATTTAAGTAGTTAGAAACCTCTACTTTTCATTAGGTTATGAGGAATACTCTTCTTCAGTAGCGTATAGTGAGTACAAAATCAAGTATTAATTTGTACTCACTATACTATATGTGGTTATTTTCCGTTTAGTTTTTTAGATCCCTGCACTAAAAGCTCTCCTTTGAGCTTTTCTACAGACTTACCTTGCTTTTTAGCAATAATTTTAAGCTCGGAATCAGCTAACTTTGCTATCATTGCACCGGGCCTTCTAAAGCCTTTTTCACCCATAGCAGTAATTATTTTATATGTATCGATATCTACGGCTACACTTTTCCACTTGTTCGTATCCATTTTTTATACTCCGTTTTAGTTTTACATTTTGATTTATACACTCTGTCATATTCATCTATGTATGCTTCGGTCATTGCTCGGGCACTTCTCGATCTTTTAATCTTACGATTAATTGCATCTATACGTTTACTTTGCCAATTCGTTACCGCAGTTGCTTCTACTGACATTTGTACCTTCCTTTTCTATAAACCAGACATAAGACCATTCGTCATGTCCTGGTGTACATTTTAATCCTAACTTCATGGTATAACCACAACCTGTTAGAAATAAAAATAAAGTTATTATTAAGATATTTTTCATTTAAATTTTACCTCTTTATCTAGTTTTTCGATTTCTTGCTTAAGATATTTCATTATATTAGTTACTCCAACAACAATTGTTTTTGAAGTGGAAGTATCTAATTTTCCAAACATCGTTCCAATTTCACGATAAGCACTTAATTTACTAGCATTACTAGTTTCCCTAACCGTGTCGTTCATAATCTTAACTTGCTCTGCTATTTTATACATTTTACCTCCTAGTACATTATAAAATAATATAGACTACCCAATAAAAGTAAAAGTATTTTTGGTGGAATAGCCAACATTAACAATAACAAAAGGAAATAACCAAATTCTTTCATCATCTTCGGTTACGTCCATCTGCTTTTTCTAAATCCTGTTCATAGGTTCTGCACTCAATCTCATCATTAACAAAATCTTGGGCTAACCATTGATTTACAGGATACACAGGAGCTGAATAAACATCTACTTTTGTAGAAGATAATCTCTCCCTTTGTTCTTTGAAATGTTCAGTATCTTGAGTTGTAGGCACACCAGCTTGGTCGTGTGTGTGCGTTTTGCTCAAAACATCGTCCATTTTCATTACCCACTTTTTAAATAAGTGTGAGCTTGACTTAAGTTTTACATCCATGCTGTCCTCCAAGATTTAAATTTATCTTGTATGAAATCAAACAAACCATAATAGCTTGTTTCTGCTTTTAATACTCTTGCAAATACAGCATTATCTATCTCAATTCCATTATGGTAAAGCTTTAGTTCACCTTTATCTCTTTCGTAAGTGATTAAGATGGCATCGGTCTCTGCACCTAAAGTTTGTGTAATGTCTCCGCTTGTTCCTGATTTGAAATCAACTTCTCTAATGTTGCTTACAAATACTTCGGACACATCTTTTGTCACGCTTGGTTTTTTATCTTTTTCATCCATGTTATACTCCTGTTATTACTACGCCTTTATATCAATACTGATAATAAATGCAAGGATTAAATGGGATATCTATGAAATTTATTCTTACAATGTATGTGTGTTCTTTTTTACACCAGGACTGTGCTCCAGGCGTTGTATATCCTACACATTTTGATAGTTGGTATGATTGTACAATGCAAGCCCAGGTGGAATCAACACAATTATTATTGTCAATACCACAAGCCCTAGTAGAAGAAAATAAAATAGCCACTAAATATACCTGTATTCAACTGACAGATGCATAGGGTTGTATTAATACCATAATATGTTATATAATCTCTCATGAGCAGTTATCGAATTCAGATACGATCAGAAGGTAAGCACTATGATGGGATAATTGATGCTCAGGACGATGTTTCGGCTTTACGACAGTTCGGGAAAAAACTGACCAATGGTGAAATCGAAGCTAAAGATGAAGTTCTTTACTCACCACAAAGAATTTTCATCACATATGAGGAGCTAAAAAATGGCACTACAAAAGCTAGTATCGGAGAAGCTTCAGTTGGAGTCCAAGTGGGCGAATCAAGCGTTACAACAGGGTAGAGTAACGACTGATATGAAGTGGATTGATATAAGAATTAAAGATCTGAAAAAAAGAATCAATGAACAAAGTGTTCTTGATGCATCACAGGATCTTGTTACAGACAGCTAGTAAAAAAGACTAGCAACCTATAGAAAAATCATTTATAACAAGGGCTATCTATGGCTGTAAAAAAAGGAGATAGTTATGCACATATTACTAACTATATTAGGCATTATATCGAATCAACCGAGCGAGGCCACATTATTAAAATTGTTACTGAAGGTGGAGTCGCAACATACGATTGTCAGTGGGCTAGTTACAAAAGAGCAGGAAAAATTACCAGACCAAAAGATTAAAGAATTCCTAGATTTCTAAGTTCGTCCGGTGTCCGTTGTTTGCTGCACATTGTGCAGTCTACTCGAATCTTTTCAGTTTCAGAAGTATCTTTCCAAACCCATATTTCTCGAGTATCCCCGCATCTTACACAAGGTGTTTTTTTCTCTTTATCCATTTCTACTTTCGCGTCTGCAAATAATTTTAACATAGCTCTATAAGCTGTTCCACCATGATACTTCTCTTTTGTATACATATTAAAAAAAATTACCTATTCCTAAAGTAGCTGCACCAATAACCACGAGCCATATTAATCCTTTAATTAAAAAAAAGTAAAACCCTCCTACAAGTAAATTTTTATATATCTTTTTTTTCATATTTTAGTCAATTAATGGAAAATAATTATGAAGTAATTCATGAGTAAACTCTTCTTTGTGTCTTAATACTTGTAAAGGAATAACGTCAAAAGCAATGGTTATTCTATGTTTTTCATCGTTTAACCATTCAGAGCTTCTATGTAGGTCTCCTTCTGATTTTCCTATAACACACAAACCATCTCTACTACTAATTCTATAAATCTTTTCTTTATCATGAGGTATTTTATAATCAGTATGGGAATTATATTTCCCCTCTGTATTTACACAATAAAAACCGTGATAAGTTTTAAACTCTTTATCCCAATGCTTATGCCAGTCTATATTGTTACCTTTTTTAAAAATATTTGCCCAGCAACGTATATAATATTTAGTGTTTTTCTCTAGAATTTGACTAAAATGTAGAGTCATATTTTTATACAATTTAGATAATTCACTGCACGGAAAAGAAAACAAATTGTATTCTCTATGATAATATGAAGCTAGACATCCGTAAATATTTTTTCCTGATGGAGGAGGAAAATTTTTTTGAAAATGGTTTTCAACATGGCAACAAGTTTTGTATAATTTATTGTTATCAATATCTGTAAATTGGAATGCCCACAAATAGTTTTTAAATATTTCTGTTTTCATGTATCAAGTTCTGGCCTTGAATAAACCCACATATAGTTTTTCTTATAATATTTGTAAAATTCTTTGTCTTTAAAATAACCTGCAATACGATCAGAAGGCACTTGATCTGATACAATACACTCTGCCACATTCTCGTATTCAGATTTTTTTAGTTTCTTACTCATAAAGCATACTCAAAGTTTTGTGTTGTCGGGTTAATACTAATTAGTTTTGCTTGATTCCTAATATGAAAATGCGTAGCTACAGGAGTCAAAGGAGAAAGAGTTACTACTTTTTTAATTTCTTTTTTACATTTAATAAGGTCTATTACTTTTTGTATAATTTCTCTGCCAGCTCCTCTTTTTCTAGACCAAACCGTATAAGCAACCGCAGTATTTGCATCCTTTTTAAAAGATGCGTTTTGGGACATGATGTCTAACTCTTTTACAGATTTTGGAATATCATTAGTATAAGCAATACAAACAATCCCTTCAATTTCATTATTAAACTTAAGACCATATATTTTTCTTCCGTAGCTCTTTCTAAATTCTAAATCTAATTCAGGTCTAACAGGATCTTCTTCAACGTTGATAGAATTAAGTTCTACTAACTGAGTTCCTTTAACCCATTTAAAAAAATTATCTATTTTATCTTTAATAATATCCATTATTCTAAATTTTTTCCAAAAAGTAATGTATAACTTACTCTTCTATTTTCTACACCATCTTTCATTGAAACACTATTACTTTCATGAAAGTAGGCTCCATTAAAAAAAATAGCTCTATTACTTTTATACGCTATTTTAATAGGAGAAACATTATTTTCCATAATATATTTTTTCATTTCATCAGAATTATAATTCCAATCTACTCTTTTCCAATCCGAAGGGGGTAATAGTTTGTAAATATTTAATCCATTTTTACTCGAATCTTCTACACTTTCATTAGAAGATACCCAAACATTTAAATTAATTAAAGATGGATCTGCGTGCATAGGAACACCTGCTTCATTTTCAAAATAAACAAAACTCCAACCTCTTTGAAATTCAGGCAATACGTATTTATTCTTTATTTCTTTCACTATTAAATCTGTGATGTAATCTTGGCCAGGTTTATAGTTAGTAGCACCGTAAGTTTTATACTTATCATCAAAATATTTACCGTAAAGCACTCTTGTTTTTAATATATCTAAACACTCTTTTGTAAAAAAATTATCAACAATCTTAATATCATCGAGTTCTGTTAAAATTTGATTATTGTTAAGTGCTTTTATTTTACTCATTTTCCTTAGCTTCTCCCCAACTCTGGCCCAAAGCTACATCACATTTAAAAGGTACTTTTAAGTTTTCTACAGCATTTTCCATTTTACTTTTTATAACTTTAACGTCAGCGTCAGTTCCTATACTAAAACATAATTCATCATGTATTTGTAATAAAGGTAAATGTCCTGCCTTATAACAATCAATCATTGCTTGTTTAGCTTGATCAGCTGCAGATCCTTGTATTAGTCTATTTAAAGCTTTGTAAGTAAATGCTCTTCTTATGTTATTTCCATAATTAGCTTTAGCTTCATTGTAATTCATAGCTTGGTTCATTCCAAACGTGGCAGGCTCCCATTTATCAAACCTACATTTACGTCCTTTAATAGTTCTAATAAAACCAAACTTACTAGCAGATTGCGTTACAGCACTAGCTAATTTTTTTACAAAAGGGACTCTTGAATTGTATTTATTTAAAAGGATCTCTGCTTTGTCCTTACTAATTCCTAATTCTTTTGAAAGTTTTGCTTTACCCATGCCATAAAACAACCCTAAATTAATTGTCTTGGCTTGTGTTCTAGATATATCAGCCATATCAGCTACAATTTGGTGAAAGTCTGCAGACTCATCTTCGTAAGCTTGTATAAATTCCTCAGACCCGTCTAATTTTTCTCCTATAGATGCAGAGTAATGGGCCACAAGTCTTGGCTCTTGTTGTGAATAATCAAAAGATCCCCACTGTCTTCCCTCCTCAGGTAAAAATAAACTTCTAATTTTATTTCCGTATTCTTTATTTCTCGCTGGTATTTGTTGAAGGTTTGGATTTGCATAAGACAAGCGTCCGGATACAGTGCCTCCTTGATCTGAACGTAATTGGTTTATCTCTGCATGTATTCTTCCTTTATGAACATATCTTTGTATAGAATCAATAAAAGTAGAATGAAACTTATTTATTTCTCTTGCCTCTCTGACTAGAGCAGCAATTGGATGCTCACAATTTTGTAACCAGTTAGTTGTAAATGATGGCTCATTTGATTTTGCTGTTCTTGGATATTCAACACCAACTCTGTCAAATACTTGCGCTACACTTCTTGCAGCCCAAATATCTACAGCAATTGTCGTTTCCTTTTTAATTTTATGTAATACTTCGGATTCCTTTTTTCTAAATTCTTTTTTTAATATGTGAGCTTTTTCTTCATTTACTCTTATACCTGTCTGTCTCATTTTTATTAAAATTGGTAACAGATCCATTTCCATTTCCCAAACATCATTAATAGATTGTTTTTGTACTTCAGCTTTAAATCTATGCCATAACTTTAAAGTTAATGCTGCGTCTTGCTCTGCATAAAAACCAACATAGCCTGCAGGCATTTTCCATAAATCTTGTTTAGGATCAATACCCCATTCCTTTGCTTTCTCTTTTAAGAAAGTCTCATTTTTTATTTCACCTAAATAATCTTTTGCACATGCGTTAAGGGAAAAGCTCCATCTATTTTCATCAATAAGAGCTGCAGCAACCATTGTGTCAACAATCTTTCCATTAATTTCAAATCCGTTTGCTAATAACCAACCCACATCGTAAGAAGCATTATGAAATATTTTTGTGCTAGGTCTTTTAAGTAAATCTACCATCCAAGCTGTTGTAACAGCTAGATCCATATTACCACCAGCATCGTGTGCTATTGGAAAATACCATTGTTTACCCAGTGCAGCCACAGCAAAACCTACAACATGGCCCTTACCTGTTGCCCAACCTGAGCCTAATTTTTTAAGTTCGGGATCTTTTGTTTCCAAATCAATCGCAACTTCATCTGCTTCTCTTAAGTCAGGATATTCTGATGGTGCTACCCAATCAGAGTCATTATATATAAAATTTAATTGATGACTCATGAATCTTGCATTTGAGCTACCATCGCTGCCCACTCCTCTTCTTTTTCAATAGAATCATCAGGAAGTTCTACTTTCTTTTTTTTCTTTTTCATAAAATCTATCTCCATCTCACAATAATGAATTATTTTTTCTAAATCTTGAATTCCACCTTTGTTTTTGTATCTGCACGTATATCTAATTACATTGGCTTGAAAAGGATTAAGTTCGTTTTCTTGAATAAACGTCCAAGGTTCGATGACAAAAGATTTATAGTGAGATCCACCAATTTGTTTCTTAGGCATAGTTACTTTTATACAATTTATAATATTTACTCAAGGGAAAATGATACTTGTGATATGTACCTAATAAATGCAGTGTATTAATACTTCTTGTAACGCCTGTATACCACACTCTAAGTTCTTTGATTCGGTCTTCTAAACTTTTTCTATCAAAATGTGAAGGGAAGTTGCATTTAGCTGATATTACTACATTGTCCGCTTCTCCTCCTTTAACTTGGTGAATGGTGTCTATAATAATTCTTGCTTTGTCATCTAAATTAAAATTGTTATTTAGAAGTTTTCTAAAGTAGATTTTTTCCTTATCTTTAAACTTTCTTTGAAAAGCATCCATCCAATCTTTTCTTTCTTCTACCATGCCTCCTTGTAAATGTAATTCATCAAAATTAAATACTTGATTAGGGTGAGCAAAGCTCCACTTCTTGCTGTCCGTTGACCGGTAGCCGTGATCTATGTTTAATAAAAAATTGTACATGTTACAGGCATCTTCTCTCGTAATGGCACCACCATCACATATTGTTTGCCAATCACAAATAGCTTTCCATTGATTAATATCAAACGATTTGTTTCCACGCATATCCTGAAAATACAAACCTAATTTTCTAGCCTCATCCTGTAACTCTTTCTTAACATCATTAATTCTTGCAAGGACCATCCAAGACCCTTGTGTTTCCCACGGTATTTTTTTTAATGTGCTCCACTTATAGATCGCTCCGTCATTGCCATTAGATGTAAATTCTTTTTCGATTCGGTGTCCTTCCATACCGTTTAAAATACATTTAGAAAAAAAATGTACCTTCTTATTCAACCTTCTGGATTCTTTTAATATTTTTATCTTCCCAGGAAACGTTTGGAAAAACACTACGTCAGCGCCATTCCACTCATAAATAGCTTGGTCGTCATCACCTGCAATGTAAACTTTATCAGAATGTAAT